ATGGACATGATAAAATCAAAAATGATTTTTCCTTACGCACCATGAAAATATTTGCAGTTAGAATTGGGGATAAGTATGGCCCAGAATATGAGACACACTTAGAGAAGAAACTTTCAAACTACGAGATTATTTGGATACGGGAGCCATATGATTCTAAAGTTACGTTGCAGTGGAATAAGATGTGGGCAATGCAACAGGATATTGACGAACCTATTTGTGTGATTGACATTGATATTCTTTTGGTGAATGATTATGAGAAGGTGTTTGACTATCCTGTAGAACGTGGACAATTTGTTGCAATGCCAGGTTGGTGGAGAGACACTTCAAAAAACAAATATAAGATAAATGGTGGATTTTTTAAATACTACCCAAAAGACTGTAAATACATCTATGATAAATTTATGTCAAACATTAATGGTTGGCAACGATATTACATTGATAATGGAACTACAAATGGCCCAGTAAATGGTGAACAGTATTTTGTTGAAGATTCTGCAAAAGAGAAGCTTGAGGTTGTTACTTTGCCTGACGAATGGTTTACTCGGTGGGTCACTGGAACAGATATAAATTATGGAAAAAGTATGTTTAAATGGAACGTGCAATTGGCAAGAAAATATAGAGAATTAACAGGAAATGAGTACATATATTTGGGTGGTGAGTTTCATCCAGACATTAAGTTTGTTCATTTTACTCACCGAATGAATAAGCCCCATGAATGGGAGGGGTTTAAAAATTATGTTTAATTTTGTCGAAGAGATAAGTTTCGAGGAAATTGAAGAAATATGGAAGAGAGAACTGTGGCCTGACAAGAAGAATGGGGTCGCAAAAGCAAATGAGTGGACATGGTTATGGTACAAAAAAAATCTTGGTAAAGATAAACAAATGGTAAAGGATGTTGAACCTACATTTATTGGCCTTAGGTCTGGAAAAGAATTAGTTGCTGTAAATAGTTGTTATCAAAGCAATAAAGAGGGAATGTTTGTATATTGGAGGTCGAGAGGACTATGGGTTCATCCAGATTTTAGAAGACAAAAATATTCTAGTGTAATATTGACTTGGTGTTTAGAATATGCAAAGAAACAAGGTGGAATATATATGTGGACATGTCCTAGACAAAGTGCTTTGCCAGCATACAGAAGTGTTGGGTTCATTAAGACTTCTGAATGGTTTGAGGATGGTCAGTACGGTCCAAACTGCATTGCATATAAATACTTATAAATAGAAGGTAAGGAGCAATGTAATGGCAATTCCAGCAACAAAGGCGACATTAAAATCATATTGTCTTAGAAATCTTGGTTTCGGCGTGATTGACATTAATGTGTCTGATGATCAAATTGATGATCGAATAGATGAAGCTCTTCAATATTTTGCAGAATATCATTATGATGGAATCGAAAAGGTTTATCTTAAACATCAAATAACACAGGCAGACGTTGATAGAGCTGGAACCAATAACAGCACATCTGCAACTGATACTGTTGATAGTTCGATAACTGCTACATGGTTAGACGGTGCTGGATATATTCCTACACCCGAAGAAGTTATTGCAGTTGTACAAGTATTTCCTTTTACTGACAGCTCAACATCTAACATGTTTGATCTTAGATATCAATTACGACTCAATGACCTTTATGATTTTTCTTCATCGTCAATTATAGAATATCAACAGACTCTTCAACATCTTGATTTATTGGAGCATATTCTTGTGGGTGAAATTCCAATTCGTTTTCACCAACATCAACAGAGACTCTATCTAGATATGGATTGGAACAATGATCTTGATGTGGGTGAATTTATTATTATCGAATGTTATAGGAAGCTTGACCCAACACAATTTACAGACATTTTTAATGACATGTATTTGAAAAGATATACAACTGCTCTTATTAAGAGACAATGGGGTGCAAACTTATCTAAGTTTAGTGGTGTAGAAATGTTAGGCGGTATTACTATGAATGGGGGAGAAATCTATTCACAAGCTCAAGAAGAACTGCAAAGACTAGAAGAACAAATACAACTTGCATTTGAGTTGCCAGTCAACTACATGATAGGATAATCCTATGGCGGTTAATTCAGCATTCCACACAAACAATGTTGCTGCTCTTGCGACTGAACAAAACCTATATAAAAATTTGGTTGCAGAAGTAATTCAAATTTATGGGCACGATGTTCATTATCTCGACAGAACACTTGTTGCAGAAGATACTATTTTTGGTGAAGATACACTTTCTAAATTTAGAAACTCTGCAAAAATAGAAATGTATGTTGAAAACGCTGGTGGTGGATACGCTGGTGAAAGAGAACTTATGACAAAGTTCGGCCTTCAAGACCTGAGTGAGATTACATTTGTAGTTGCAAAACACAGATTTCAAGAATTAACAAAACAATTCACTATTGAAGATGGAACAGATACAACAGGTGGTTCTATTCTGATAGAGTCTGGAACCGTTGATAACTCAGGCAATGCGGTTACTTTTGAAGGTTCTGATTTTTATATTCTTAATGAAACTGATGCTACAGATGCAGATCGTCCATTAGAGGGAGATTTGGTATTTCATCCAATACTGAAAAAATTGTTTGAAGTTAATTTTGTAAATCATGATGAGCCTTTTCATCAACTAGATACCAATCCAGTTTATAAATTATCGTGTCGTACATTCGATTACAGTTCTGAAAAACTGGATACAGGTATAACAGCTGTTGATGCGATTGAAGACGCATTGTCAGTTGATGCAATGTTCCATCAGTTTACTTTGGAACAGTCAAGTGCAGTCAATGAACAAATTAGAATACATGATACGATTGCAACTAGAGGATTGTTGAAAGACGAAACAGATAATGATAATATTATTGGTGAAGATGATTCGACATCTGTTGGTGAAAGTATACTTATTGAGACAGGAGAGTTCTTATTACAAGAGTCCTATATAATAGGAGATGGAAGTAGAGACAGTGACGTTATTGACCCCATGGCTCAGAATGAATTGTTTGATACTTTGGATGATACAATAATTGACTTCAGCGAGAAAAATCCGTTTGGAGATGTGGGGAGTGAGGGATAATGTTAGGACAACAATTTTATCATGAAACAATTAGAAAGGTAGTCATTGCATTTGGTACTATGTTTAATGATATACATCTAGTTCGTAAGGATAATGATGGAACTATAAACCAGTCAATGAAAGTTCCGTTGGCCTATGGCCCTCGACAGAAATTTTTAGTGCGTCTGGCTGAAGACCCAGATTTAACAAAACAAGTTGCTGTAACTTTACCACGAATTGGTTTTGAGATTAATGGTCTTTCATATGATGCTACTAGAAAGTTAAATCGAGTCCAGAAGTTTAAGAAAACAAAGAGTAGTACAAAACTTGATATCCAGTATATGCCTGTTCCATACAATTTAGAATTTGAATTATATATCTTATCAAAAAATTCAGATGATGCATTACAGATTGTAGAACAAATTTTACCATACTTCCAACCAGACTATACATTGGCCATAAACGATATTGCTAGTATGCATGGTAGTAGAGATGTTCCTATTGTTTTGAATAGCATTTCTTATGAAGATGATTATGAAGGTGACTTTACTTCCAGACGATCTATTATCTACACCTTATCTTTTACAGCGAAGTTTTATCTATATGGTCCTGTTACCTCTCAAGGTGTTATTAAAACAGTACAGGTTGATCAGTTTGCAGATTTACCAGACAATTCTCCTGCAAGAGAACAGAGATTTAAGGCATCTCCTGATCCAATTACAGCTGATGCAGATGATGATTTTGGATTCAATGAAACGTCATCGTTCTTCCAAGATGGAAAAGTTTTCGATGCAGAAACAGGTACAGATAAGTTAAAGTAAGTTAAGTGTATGACACACGCAAAGCTATCAATATAGAAACCTCTATTAGATGTACTTTAGAGTGTCCGAAATGTGAAAGAAAATACTTACAAAGTAATAATCTTCCATTTTTAGGCGGTGATATGTCAGTATCAGATTTCATAAAGGTTATGAAATATTATGATAGCATACATTTTATTGGAAACATCTCTGATCCTATTTTTGCTGTCAATCTGATAGATTTTCTTAAACTAACTTATGAAAATAATAAAAGAACTGTTTTGCATACGGCCGCATCACATAAAACTCCAACTTGGTATATGGAAGCATTTAAGGCTAATGCTAATGCAAAGTGGGTTTTTGGGATTGATGGTCTTCCAAAAGACAGTCATAAGTATAGAATAAATCAAGATGGTGAACATTTATTTGATATGATGAAACTTGCATTAAACTGTGGATTGACTCCTGTATGGAAATATATTGTATTTAAATATAATCAAAATGACATAGAAGAAGCGAGAGCTCTTGCGGCAGATTATAATATAACATTTAAATTGGTAATGTCAAGTAGGTGGGATGAATCGTATAGATACGGTGAGTGGAAAGATGAGATGTGGGATAAACTTTTATTCCAGCCTAGTGATGAGTATATTGGAAATTGGCTTGGAAACGACAATAAACAATGACACTTAATCCTCGATGCCTAAGAAATAATACTGATGGCCAAGATGTATTTTTTTGTGCCACAGGTCATCTATTACCATGTTGTGGTTTACAAAGAACTCGTTCTGAAGAAGAAGAAAAAGAGATAGCTCGGTTCTATAAGGACAATATGAAGGTTAGTAATGTAGAAAGGATTGAGGATATTGTTGAGGGAGAGGAGTGGAAGTCTTGGTTTGACACACTCATAAATAACCCAGAACAAGCTCCTAATATATGTAAAAGGTATTGTAACGATGAGTGATGAAATTGATAAAGCATTAGGCGTAGTAGAAGAAATTTCAACTGACAATAAAAAACAAGAAGTGATGCCGTTATCCCAAGAAGATTGGGGTGACGCTAATACTGATCATGTGGACAGAGATTATGAATACCAAAGACAAAACTTCTACAATTTGGTCGAAAGAGGAACGGATGCAGTGGAAGGAATACTGGAGCTCGCCAAAGAATCGGACCATCCACGAGCATACGAAGTTGCCGGGAACCTTATTAAACAGGTTGCTGAAGTCACTGAAAAACTTGGTGACTTACAAGAGAAAATGAAAAGACTAAAAGAGGTGCCTAACAACGCACCAAAGAATGTGACAAACGCATTGTTTGTTGGAAGTACTGCTGAATTACAGAAGATGCTGAAGGAAAAATAATTTGTTTTATAATGATTGGTTGATATATGACTTACCTACCAAGGATATGTGGGTAAGTCATTATCCGTATGAAGATTATAGCCCAACAACTTACCAAGATGCATTAGTCAGACAATGTAGAGCTATTGCTGAAGATGTTAAACCAGCAATATTTGTTTCTGGCGGTGTTGATTCTCACGCAGCTGCATTAGGATTTAAATGGGCAGATGTTGATGCAGACTTTGTTCATATTAGAAATTCTTTTGACGGACATATATGTGAAGTAGAATGGGAATGGACAAAAGCTTTTGCAAAACGTTATGATATTGATCTAAAAGTTATTGATATGGAATATGATAAGGATAGTCTTAGAGATTTTATGCTTGAATCTGAGTATTTTGAAGATGGTAAAGGTTCTGGATCAGTATTTACGGCAGCTGGTAATATAAAATATATGGAAAAATATGATGGATATCCTATAGGAACTGATGGTCATTTTAGATTTGAAAATAAAGGTAAAATTCATAGAGGAGTATTTAAGAAGCCGGGTATGATTCTTGGGACACAACATCATGTAGCTGCACATACAGGATATGAATATGATAATTGGGGAGCTCCAGTTATCCTAATGCCCTACTATGCTCCATACTTATTTCAATATTTTGAAATGAAACATAGAACATCTCCAGAACTTAGAATATCAAATCAAATGGAAAGTAAAGTTTTAATATACACTGAATTAGGATTACCACTAAGACCTAAACTTTCTAATTATGAATTTTTAGACATGGAAAATGATTATCGTTCTTTATCGACATTAGATTTTGCTGATGATCACAGTCAAAATGCAAGATTTGAAAGAGGTCCAAGTGTTATCGTGAAAGCGTTAGGATTTGAAGGAGATGAAGCTAAAGAATTAATTGAAACAAAAAGAAAGCATCAGAATACTGGCCAGGATAAATCTCGCCGGATTGTATTATATGAATTTGAGGATTTAGAAACGGATAAATATTTAGACATATAAGGAGATAGTCATGGCGTGGAAAAAAGTTACTGTTCGCACATTACCAGCTGTTGATACTGATTTTGAAAAAATAAGTGATGAGGTGAACGCATATATTAAAACAAATTATGTTGATAATAATAAAAGAACATCGTTTGCTATAAGCGAAAGTGATGATGGGTTAGTATTGACATATACTTCTGTGTTTGCAGATGAAGATACTAAAAATGAATTTTTAAATGATTCAACTATCAAAGCAGAAATAGCAAGACGTAATAAAGCAAATACAGATAAT